GTTTTACCTCACCTGTTGCTGAATTATATGAACCAACGTTATCTCGTGTTATGGTACCTGTTGCACCATCAACCAATTCTAGTGTATTTGATTTTAATTTATTTCTAATAAATGATTTATTACCCTCAAATGTAAAATTGGTTGTTGTTATGATGTGATTAACATCATCAGGTGGTGCAATGGACACAGGGAATGATACCTCTGCATTAAACAATTTATTTAATGTAGGTGTGTATCTTTGTTGCACTTTAATGTTTTGTGTTGTGTTTAGGATCGCAGGTGACAGTGCATCAATCTCTGCCAACAGTGCAGATTTTCTAAAGATTGCACCAAACTTATTTAGATTGATTGTAAAGAATGAATTAACCTGATTCTGAACATTGGTCTGTGTGGTTTCAATTGTATCACCTGTAAGGTCAGGGTCAAAATTAAATGTTGTTGCAATCTCAATAAATGTATCCTTAGGATCTGCAAACAATGTATCAATGGACATAATGCCCAGGTTTTCTGCCAATTGTGATTTAATGGCATCTTTTACAGATGTCTGTGTTGCAGATGTCACACCAGTTTTAAATTTAAGAGCAACATACACATTACCATAGGTCGCAGGGACATTATCGTTACCACCCCATGCAATTACATCCTCAACAGTGGATGAATATCTCTGTAGGATCAGAGCTTTGTAATCCTCTGCCGTAACCAATCTCTGTTGTGATGCAAAGGCAACAGGGGCATTTGCTTTAATTGATGCAATTGATTCCTTATCAGCACCACCACCAGATTCGGCAATCTTATCAACTGTAAGTGTATATTGAACACCATTAATTGTTACCTTGTTATCTGCCGCAAAGGTTGTTGCACCATTTGCTGGTTGACCTTTGGTTGATAGGTATGTTACCTCGATCTTATTACCAGCAACAGGTGATTTACCCAACACATTACCATCAGAGAATGTCATCTCATAGAAACCATTTGGTGTTTCACTTACAATAAACACGGTCGAATCTGTATTAATTCGTACTTGTTTCTGAATATCTGTATATGATGTAAATGATGAACTGGTTGTTGTATCAAAAACTTTTACAGAAATTGTTGATGTGTCGATGGTTTCATCGGGAATAATATAAACCTGTGTATCCTCTGTTTCACCAACAATGAATGTTTTTGTTTTTAATTTACCTTCCTTAATTACAATATTGTCTGACCCTGCTGTGGTTTTATATACAAAATTACCAGAACCATCATTCGATGCAATAAATTGTTCCAGTGTTTGAAATGTATATGAAATAGTATCAACAACTGCAGTAAATGTAGTATTTGCAGGAAGTGTATGCGATGTCGTAACAGTATCCGATGTTGCTGCGGTAATTTTAACTGTAGCACTCGACGCAGTCTTGGACCGTGGGTAATAACCCAAAGTCGATGCGTGAGACACAACAGAAGACCGTAGTTGGGCAGAACCAAGGAATGATTCGTTAATACCCATGTTTGCAATTAATCCATTAATGTGTGTATTATATGCCAACACATCCAGAATGTTCGAGAGACCAGCGGCATCGAAATCATAATCTGCAAATTCGGATTGTCGTTTTAAGTAATCTTTTAAATTTGTTTTGATGGACTCAAAATCAAGATCGGTTGCTTTAATCAGTGCCATTATCTCAGCCTCGTAAGTGTAACATTAACCTCTAGTATTTCTGGTACATTAATGACCTGAAACCGGACAAGAATACCAATTTTATTTTGGTCTGGTAATCTTCTAATTTCCATACCCTTGAATAATGCTCTAGGCTCGTGGTTGGCCATGGCATTAACAATCATATCTTCAATTTCAAATTCATCAACATCATCTAATTCAAACAGGAATCTATTTAAATCTGCACCAAAATTATATTGAAAAGGTTTTTCACCTCGGTTGGTTAACAGTAAATTCTTTACGGCTTGTTTTACAGCAGCGGCATCGGTCTTTTTAAATACATCACCAGAACCTTTTTTAGCGAACGTGAGATCAATATCCGAGAATGCTTTATTCCGGGACGTAGTAATAGGTTTGGTGGATAGGTTACCATCCTCTTGTGCAAATACTCTAGCCATATCTCTATTTATACCTTATCTCACACGATAGCCTAGTGGTTTCAAGACTTCCTGTGCCCATGGAAACTTATACAAGTGTCTGTAACTATTTGGTGAACCCCATGCTCTTTTACCACCGATGTCCAAATGTGTAAATGTATTGTATACACCAATACCAGTCAAACCAACCTTGTGTGCGGCACGGATAAAATCTTGTCGTTCACGGATTGTGTACCCTGTCTGAACAATGTCCACTGCCTTACCCTGCATGTGCATACTCTTTTTTGCACCCTTTACCCTTTTATTGTATGCTGGTGAACGATATGCACTTGTAATTGTCAATGTGGTATCTAATTCTTTTGCTAATAAAACTAATTTATCTCTTAACTCTGGTAGAATTCTAGGATCCGTATGAGGTAGAAAGTTTAATCCATCACCCTCAAGTGGTGGTCTTCCATCTGCATCATCATTTGATGGAATTGCAGGAACGCCTGTGCCTTCGGTTCCTTCATTGTCTGTGTTTGGTTTATTGTAATCGCCATCACCCTGTGAAATACCACCATCACCATACTCAGAAACCTCTGAATTAGGTACATCATTAATTGATTCAATTACTTCCCTTTCATGCTCACGAGATCCAAATTGTGTTTCAGGATGGATTAAATCAGGAAATAGGATACCAGGTGCAGAAATACCAGAGTCTGCAATGACATCTGCAGAACCAGATGCGGCAGAGTTGGCAACCCAGGATCCATGACCACCGGTTGCATCACCTTTACGATGTACCTTTTTACTGTTTACAACCACAGTAGGAGAACCAGCAGTTGCAGGATCACCACATGATGTTGCATCACCTACACGGATTGCACTTTTTGTATTTACAATCACATCAGGTGAACCACCAGTGTATGCAGTCTGATGGAAAGGATTGGGTGTAGGACTTGCATGACCTACATGTTTATCTGTTGAACTTCGGACTACACCAGGCATTAGTTTAAGTAAATCTTTCCATCGTCAGTATCAATCACAACATCATCCTTAACATTGGTTGTTTGACTCTTTTTAAAGTCCTCGATTACATTTCCTTTTACCGTAACCTTCATATCACCATCCACAAATAATTCAAAATTACCTGTGACATGAATTTTATCATTCCCTGCTACTGCCTTAAATCCATTTTTATGGTGTGTTACAACATCACCATTCGGATGAAACTCTACAAAGGAACCGGACCTATGGAATATATGAATACGTTCGGCCCCCTCTGTATCATCCAATTCAATCATATGCCCTGAGGGAGTGGCGTGGACTGAATTGTCAGGATACACTGCTGCATATGGATCATCAGGTTCTCCAATAACATTATTTGGTTGTTTAGAGTTTCCATCTGCGTCGACGAGAGTATCGGTTCCACGAGCTCTTTGAGTCGTTGACCTAGTTCCGTCAGCGTCTGTTTCGTATTTAGGGATTGATCCGACAACGAGGGGTGATTGAGAGTTTTGTCCATCGAGAAAGATTCCAAACACTCTAGCATTTGGTCTAATTCCTGTGACGTTGCCTGTTCCATTGGTTCCTCCTTCATTCACTGGGATTACCACTTGTGCCCATGGTAATCCATAATCAGGTATTTCTTGTTCATCATCTGTATGGATACCATCAATTCGAACTCTGATACGACCCATCTGCAATGGATCATTTACATCCACAACATTACCAATAAACCATCTAGTTTGATCACCATAAAACATTACTGTCTACCTATCTTAGTACATAACAATGATACATCATACCGCTCACGTTTAAACATATGTCTTGCAGCATAAATTAAATAATCACCAGATTTATTAAGGTCAAGTGTTTCACCAACCTCTGTCTCTGGACTTGATTTAGAAAAGTTAACACTGACGTTATTACCTAGGCATGGAGATTTACCACCGGCTAAAAAGTCCTGGCCATCAACAACCATAACTAGTGGTGCAACATTCATCAGTTTACGCATAGTGTCATTCACAATATCCAATCTATATTCAGCATCTGTATGTTGCTCATTCAACCCTAGGTCAAACTCTGGATCATCATTTAATCTATATGCATATGAACCACCAAATTTATGAACATGCGAACTTGTAAATTGATTAAAGCTCTTACCTAACATTTTATATTTGTCAGAGTATGGAAAACTCTGTTGATTCTGTGGTAACACTTCGTCCTGGACCAAATCGTTGTATAAATCAAATACAAGGTCCCATGTAATTACATCCTTTTCATCTGCAGTATTTAGAATCTCATATTGAGCACCAACAAATCCATCATCAATCATTTCACTTACAGATTTACCTTGGATAAACTCATGCGATATGATTGTCTTTCGTTTTGTCTCGTCTGGGAATGATGTAACACTTGCAGAAATATTTGTATATGGAACTTCATTAATCGGTTGTGCCTTAAACATTGTTCCTAAATCAACAAACGTAAGGTCCGGATCAAATGCATTTGCAAAACAATAGTATGGATAACCATCAACCGTGGTTGCACTCCGTGTTAACCATTTAATTGCATCAAGTGGGTGATAGTTTGGAATAACTACATTTACATCTTTTTTATCATTGTTATCTGCATTTACATTTAATTCCAAAAACTCATCTGCAATTTTCTGCACAATCTCTGAAATTTTACCATCGTAATATCTGTTTACATTTTGGAGTTTAGAGAGGAATGCCTCCTCTTGTGTAAGGGTAAACACTACAGCCTGTGCAGCATCTTTACCCTTTTTAGGTTCAATCTTTGTAATTCTGAATTTATTTGTAATTGATTGGGCACCCTCAAAGTTACCTACAATGGTAATGGTAATCTGTTCACCACCGATAAGGTCAAGACCTTCAAGGATTCTGTTACTATCAACAACCAGGACCTTGGCATCCAAATAAGGTTTATTCAGATGTTCAAATATCTCTACATCTGTTACAGTTTGCTTAATATCAATTGGCTCTGAAATACGTTCAGATTCAATTGTCACTTCCTCAAGAAAATATGAATTGTTTGCCTGACTCAAGATTTAACTGCCTTATGGAATGCAGAAGAGATTGCTCTAATCTGATCACCTCTGATTACACGGATTGATTTTTGTGCATCGTTTTGTTTTCTAAAACGGTCCAACCATGTTACGGTTGTTAATTGTGCGCCAGGACCTACCTCTGGGTCAATGTCCACATATTCCTTATCTGCATTTTCATAATGATGTGCAACATTATACATCTGATCAATTGATTTTAAAACGATTGTTTCTGTTACACCATTTGCATTTACGGATGATACCGTTTCACCATTGTTAAATGTACCTGTCATACCTTTTAAAATTAACTGCCCCAGGTCAAGATTACGCTCTTTAATTGTTGCAGTTGCACCAGAACCCAGACCTGTAATTGTTTGCCCTACCTTAAATTTATCTGTAAGTTTAGTCAGGGTTGTAATTACATAATCAGAATAGAGTTCCCGTGCCTTGATGTCCATTGCATTGTTTGATAATGGCCAACCAAATTCTCTTAACTTTGGATTTGCCAAAAAGAATGTCCAATAATATTCTGTTGATTCATAAAATTTATATGATACCTGGTCAGGTCTCTCGTCTGGTAGGATATAATAATCCTCATAAAGTGTAACCGCATCCTTTACCTGGTCAACAACATCTGCATAAATTGCAATATTCTGAAACCTATCCTGGACAAGATCATCACCAAAATCATATTCAACCTGTGGAAAACTTCTAAAATATGCCATTAGATGTCTGCCTCCCTTTCGGCCGCTGCACTACCTACTGCCCTACCCTCATAGTGATAGAATTGTGGGTTGCGTTCATTTACAACATCTTCACGTGTCAGTGGTTTGTATTCGGTAAAGTTCAATGTCAGATCAACTTCTGTTGGTGAACCATCCTCGTGTAATACTGTTGATGTTGCATTATATGCAGTTGAAATGGATCGTAAATAACATAGTTTTAATGGTGTGCCTACATTTTCATATTTGCCTCTTACACCGGACAATAATCTAATTTTAAATAAATTTGGATATTTGTAACCAAGGGGAACACCACCGGCCTCAATCTTTTCAGGATATGCATTAACTCGGAATGCCCTAATGATTTGTTGGATGGCATCTGATTCCTCACGTGACACTGGAATCATTTTAAATGTAAAATTAAATTCACGGATACGCACACCTGTAAACAATGTACGAATATTTGGATTGACCTGGATACGAGATACATTACTTGCAGCGGCAGATAACCCACCACCAGTTCCTGTTGCAGATAGAATCCGAGCGATACCAGCCTCGGTTACATTTCCAACAGAAATACCTTTGATTGCATCAATCATTGATTTACCACTTTCAACAACACCCTCTGCAAGTGCCCCTGCAATTGATCCACCATTTGAAAGTGCTTGTTGGGCGACCATACCACGAGCACCTAATGATGGGGTTGAATATTCCAATCCGTCATTAACTTGGAAACTAATTGGTGTGTGAATATCAATTTTTGTGCCTGTAAAGTTTACCTTCATATTTTCTACAGTTTCAAGTGTAGGTGTTCTACTGCCTTGATCACCACCACGACCTGCCTCACCAACTGAAACCTGTCCAATTGTTGCAGATGTGTCTACTGCTCTGAATGAAGGTGGTTGCACTTGTACCACCTGGAATGATATTTTTGATTTAAGTTCATCACCTAAATCAACTGGGTATCTTAATCTGGTCATATTTTGTCCTATAATAAATATAAGGATATTATAACCTTATTTATATAGGAAACAATGGCGTATTCGGGTAAATACCAAGTAATGAATCCTAAGAAGTACAAGGGTGATCACTCAAATGTTATTTATCGCTCCATGTGGGAAAAGTATGTTTTCATGTGGTGTGATTCAAATCCTAAAGTAAAGGCATGGTCCTCAGAAGAGACCGTGATTCCATATTACTATGACGTTGATAAAAGGTATCACCGCTATTTCCCCGACCTCAAAATTGTCATGGAAGGCAAAACAATCCTCGTCGAGATCAAACCCAAAAAAGATACCGAACCACCCAAAGGCCAAAGAAAAACAAAGCAGTATATCAATGAAGGCCTGACATATGTAAAAAATATGAATAAATGGGAGGCGGCAAACAATTTCTGTAAGGACCGTAAATGGGAGTTTCAGATATGGACCGAGGAAACATTGTATTCGATGGGTATTATGACCAAACCATTGAAAAAGGTACCAGGTAAACTCAAGCCTTTAAAACCATATCGCCGTAAAAAGACGAAAAAATAATATAAATACATTACATGGCAGGCGAAAGTTTATTTAGACAACTAGAGATCGAGGCATTCCGTGCAGGTATTACCCCACGGACAAGACAAAGCATCGATTGGTTCCGTAATAAGGCACGGCAGATGTTCCGTGGCCGTGTGGTCCGTAGTCGTAATGATATTATGAAGGACGAGGCACTTGAATTAAGAAACAGACCTATTCGCAAGACCAGTGGTCCTGCAGGTAATATGTACATGTTCTTTTATGATCCAAAGTATAAGGACACATTACCCTATTACGATGGATTCCCATTGATCATTATGATGGGTCCAGCAAAGGGTGGATTTTATGGTTTGAATTTACACTATCTGCCACCGACTGTAAGAGCAAGAGTATTGGATTCACTGTTAGGTACCAAAGGAACTATCCCCCAGAACGTTGTGGCACCAGCTATGAAACACTATTTGTTTAAACATGTCAAGAGCAAATTTGCATTGGTTGAGGAACCAGAGTGGGAGATTGCCACATTCCTACCGACATCGGATTGGAATAAGGCAAGTGCAAATAAAGTTTACAGAGATTCTAGGGCCAAAATGCGATGAGTACTATATCCGAATTAAAAACCTCCATTACATTTGGTGGTGGACTTGCAAGATCAAATAAGTTTATGGTTGATCTACCATCACTCGGTCGTGGTGGTATTATGGGATTTCTAGGAAAACGCAATATGAATATCCTGTGTCGTTCGGCACAGTTACCAGGCAAACAGATCCTTACACACGACAGACGTCTGGGTATGGAATTTTCAAAGGTTGCATATGGATATGCAGTTGATGATGTAACACTTACATTTATGGAAACCGGTACATATCCAATTAGAAATTATTTTGACGAATGGAGAGAGATGATCCTAAACGAGGATCAACATACCGTTAAATATAAGAATGAATATGCAAAAAGAGTAGTAATTCATCAATTAGGAATGCCGATTCCTATTGGTGCTATCGCAAGTCGGATACCTGCAATTGATGTACAGGCATCCGTGTATTCGGTTGAGTTGGTGGATGCATTCCCCACAACAATTGGATCAATTGAATTTAACAATGAAATGGATGGTTATGTAGAGACTTCGGTCCAACTATCCTATAAAAATTGGAAGAGGGTCCCGGCGGGTCAACTTTCATTTGGGTTTAATTTCTAGGAGTAAATTATGGCACTACCCAAGCTTAATGCTGGTCCAAAATATCAAACAAAGATTCCATCCACAGGTAATGTAATTAATTTCAGACCCTTCCTTGTAAAGGAAGAAAAGAACTTAATGATTGCAATGGAAGGTAAGGACACAAAATCAATCATTATGACATTACTTGATACAATTAAGTCATGTGTAGATGAGGATATTAATGTAACTAAACTGGCAACATTTGATATGGAGTATTTGTTCTTACAAATTAGAGCAAAGTCCGTGGGTGAAACAACCAAGGTTTTGGTACCATGTAGTGAATGTAATCACGGCAATGGTGTAGAAATTCCAATTGATTCTATTAAAATGGATATGCCTGATATTTCAAATCGTATCGAATTATCGGATACCATTACACTTGAACTAGGTTGGCCATCTGCTGTTGATCTTGCACATGGTGGTATTTCTGAGGAACCTACAACCGAGGAAATGTTTGATCTAATGATCAGTTGTTTCAGGTATGTGGAAACAGATGATGAACGAATTGATATGGCAGAAGAATCAAAAAAGGATGTAAATGCCTTTGTTGAATCAATGACATCAGCACAATTTGAATCCGTAAAACAATACTTTGAGGCCATGCCAAAATTACAACACCCTGTTGAATTTACATGCGAAGGGTGTGGGCATGAAAACAATACAATGGTGGAGGGTCTGAACAGTTTTTTATCCTAGGTCTATCTCATGAATCATTGGACAATTATTATCAAACTAATTTCCATATGATGCAACATCATAATTATTCTTTGCATGAGATAGAAGAAATGATACCCTGGGAGAGGGAAGTGTATGTAACCCTACTACTGAACCATTTGAAGGAACAGGAACAGAAAAATGGCCACGCTAACAGACGTAGTTGATGAGTTAAGAGATAACGGCGACGGTATTGATCGTATCAACAATACGATGAAATCAGTGCTGACTGCTCTTAATTTACAACGGTTGGATATGCTTGAGTCCATGAGGGAAGCAAAGCAACCTAAATCATCTGGTGGTACTAGAGGTGGGGGTGGGTCCGGTGGTGCAGGTTTTCCTGGTTTGATGGCATTTGGAGGATTGGGAGCACTTGCATCAACATTGGGTGCAATTGCTGCATCTGTTACAGGCCTTGATGAGGTTTTCAAAGCGGCAAGATTATTTGAAATTGCTGAAAGTTTAGCCAAAACATTTGGTAAATTTAGAGATGCAACAGTGGGTGCAGGCAGAGGTTTGATCTCTGTAATGCAAACATTCATTGATCGTGTTGGTAAGTTTGGCACTAAGTTGGCTGACATCGGTAGGGCACTATCAAAAATTGTGGTCTTCCCTGAGGAAACAAAGGCGTTACTCCAATCAACAATTGATAATTTAAAAGGTAAGGTCCTAGGCATTGTTGATGATGTTCGTTTGAGATGGATGCTATTTGCAGATGATGCCAAAAAATTATTTGGTGAAAAATTAGATACATTTAAAACAAGTGTCACTGGACTTGTAGATCAGGTAAAGTCAAGATTTACATTATTTAAACTGGATGTTGGAACTGCCCTGACAGATAAATTTAAACCAGTAATTACAACATTTGAAGGTTTGGTAGATACAGTTTCTGCTCGAATTAAACCTATTACAGATTTCTTTTCTGATATTGGTACCAAATTTGCAAAGGTTGTATCATTTTTTCCTAGTATTAATTTTAGTGCCATTGGTGATATATTTGGTGCATTAGGTACTGCTGACTCACCGGGTAAAGGTATTCTTGGATTTTTTGGTAGTATTGCAGACTTTGCAAGACCAATTCTTACTCCTCTTAAAACTGTATTAAATATTGCCTTACGTCCATTTTTCCAATTTATGCTATCAGCAATTGATTTTGTAATGGGCTTTTATGAAGGCTTTACAGACGAGGATGGCACAATTGTCGAAAAAATGAAGGCAGGTATTGAAGGTGGTATCAAGGGTGTGATTAAAGGTTTCACTGATGCCATTGATTTGATCTTTATTGAATTACCAGCATGGGTGGCAGGTAAATTAGGATTTGAAGGTGTTGCGGCAACACTTAAGGATTTTAGTTTGACTGCACTTGTTGATCCTGCATGGGAAGCAGTAAAGAACTTCTTTATGGATACGTTTAGAAATCCATCTGCACAATTTGCAAAGGTGGCAGGTTACCTTAAAGATCTACCCGAGACATTCCTAAAAAACATTTTAAGTGCAATCCTACCACACCCAGATACATTTAAGTTTACTGCACCATCCGTATCAATTATGGGTAAGGAATTTGGTGGTGGTACATTTAACCTTAACCCTGTCCCTGATGGGTTATATGAATATGCAGGAATTAATCCAGTAACTGGTGCAATTAAACCTGACCTTTCCTCAATCATGAGAGATGCTGCAGCAGCAAGTAGTGCGGCAGAATTAGATGCCAGTGCAGGGGCAGGTGCCGGTGGTACCGGTGGTAATCCTGTGGTCCTTGTTGGTGGTGATGATAATTCACAAACAAGTAATCAAACAAATATGTTTGGGGAACAGGTAGCAAACCCTGTAATTGATTAAAAGAAAAGGGAGGCCAAAGCCTCCCAATTCCCAACATCCGAAGATGTTTTCTCCTTTTAGTTGCATCACATTCGCCCGAATCCTATTCAGCGGCAAGGCCTCCTGATGGAGGGTGATTAACCTTCATTCGCCAATCGTGCAAAGTAAGACATAGTGTCCTCATCATCATCATCTGATTGGACAGTTTCTGCACTTACAGGTGCAATTGGTTCAGGTGCCGGTGCCGGTTCATTAACCGCATTCATTTGGACCATAGTTGGTGCACCACCTGCTACTGCTTCCTCTCCGAGGACTCGTGCAAGTTTTGCTTTGAGTTCATCATAGGTTTTGTAGTTTTTAGGATCGGTGAACTCACTGAGGTCATGTAGTTGGTTATAGACTGCTTCCAATCGGGCATCGTCGCCGCCATGGAGTGCAGATGCGCCTGCAAACTCGGACTTATCATAGTTACGGTATCCTTCAACATTACGAATTTTGAGTTTAAAGTCTGCACCTTCCCAGAAATCAAATGGGTTAACAGGTGTTTCGTCTGCAAACTCAGGTTGCATCACATCCATGATTTTATCAAAGATCTTTTTACCGAACTTGAACAACATAACCTTGCCTTCGTTGACAGGGTTAGATGGATCCTGAACCACAAGAACATTGGCTACATAGTGCAGTCGCCGTTTTTGTGCGCGGGCAGTTTCTTTGTCTGATTCGATACCCGAATTCCACAGACGGGAGTTGAGTTCGCCAACTGGGTCAGTTTGACCAATAGATGTAAGACTGTTTTCGATATACCATAAACCTGTAGGTCCTTTGAATCCGTGGTCCCAGTATCGGACCCATGGAAGTTCTGCACCTTCTGTTGCTGGTAGGAATCGGAGGATTGCATAACCATTCCCTGCTTTATCAACTGTTGGTTTCCAAATACGGTCATCCTGATAGGATTTCTTTTCGGATGAACCACCGGTTGATTCTGCTGCTTGGATTAGTTTTGAGATTTGATCTCGGTTTGATTTTAGATTTGCAAATGACATTGTATTGTCCTTATATTTACGTTGTATGAATTTATATTATAACATATATGAGTGTTATTGTAAACACCTATTATATATCAAAGTTGGAATCCAAAGTATTACCTTTGGGTAGAAAGTTTAAGGCCTGCGCCTCTGCCTCGACCTTGTCCTTGATGACAGGGGAAATAAATTTCCTTACATCCTCAGGTTCAATGTCGTTCTTCTCACATACATGGAGCACTGCTTCCATATATGGGATCTTTAATTCTGACACTGTCCGTTCAATCAATTTAGTGAACTTGGACTTTGTCAGAAAATTCTTTTCAATGGTTGCTGCCATCATTTATTCTCTGCCCTCAATAGTATTGTCTCCTCGTTTAATCTGCCATTAGGCACTGATGGTTTGGATTTAATTTCATCCAACAGTTTGCCAACCTGGCGAGGGGTTTGTGTTGTGACCTTAGGTAACACATCCATTGGTTTCCTAAGGGTAAGTGTACGTGACAGAGCCTTATCAAAGTTCTGTATTGTAGTGCCTTTGATAATGAATCCTTTTGGATCCTCAGTCACATATTCTGTAATTTTCCGATACTTGGTATTGAACACATACAATCGTGATTTACCAATGATCAGAGCAGGACGGATAGATGCAATTTTAAAATCACTATCCTCCTTCTTGTATTTAACTTTTGAAACCTGTTTATCAATCGTAGGAACCTTGGTCGCCTTGACCTTACGTTGTGCCTTTGTGGCAGATTTAATTCGGTCAAGGTCATCCAACATTGCTTTACATTCCTTGATCCGGCGGTTGAGTTCTGGTCGTTTCAGATGTGAATAACCCTCGACGGCCTGTTCACAGCGCTTATGGTAAGCGTCTTCATAATCTAACAACCAGCCCTCAACCACCTTACGGACAGGCAGAGTGGCGGATCCACTCAACCCGTGTTTACGGAATTGACCGTAAACATCAAGCGAGGCTTTTTCACCCATAATCCAGGCATCCTCTAGATCATCCAGATCAGCCAGGATTGTGTTTGCAATTTTCTTTTGGAGTCGTTGTTGAGGAGAGAGAGTTACAACTTTAGCAGTTTCCTGCTTCTCCTTAAGTTTTGCATTATATAAAGGCTTTCCTGATTCGATCAGGTCGGCCAGCCTCTTATCCAAAGCACCTTTCCAGTACTTTGAATCCTCTGTTTCGTCTTGACCAATGTTATACCAAAAGGCACATGCAGCATGGTAATAACTGAGCATCACTTTGTACTCAGGATTGGCATTGATATATTGCTGTTCCTTCTTTTTAAAATTATTTTTGATGTACACTTTCATCTGCTCTGCCGCATCCTTACGACTGATTTCAGATTGGAAGTAATACCCTACAGCATCAAAGCCCTTTTCAATGGGTGCTGCATTAACACCCGTGCGACGGCCAAGACGAACAACCTTTTTCTTTTTTGCTTTAGGTAATGCCATTATGCTACTACTCCTTTGTACAACCAATTTGCCTCTTCAACCAACACATCCCAGCATTCGTAAATGTAGTCAGGTGAATAAAATGTGATCAGATCCATGTAGAAATCTGCATCAACAAAGTTCCAAAATTTTACTTCGTCTGCAATATGTTCCTGATTTGCATCATACGCCTTGTTGAAAGCATCGATAATGTCATTGTGAATAGCAGATCCATTTGGTAGTAGCATAATCATCTCTCCTTTTTGATTATAGTTATATACTAACACAAAACGAGATCAATGTAAACCCCTAAAATGCATTTTTTTACATTTTTTTTAATTTTTTTTATACCTCTCGGGCCCAACCAACAGTTTCACGTTTAATGTCATTGTGGTTAAACTCTGCCCAATAGAGTTCGTAGGCAATACCAGACTCTAGACATTCAAATTGATGATACACACCAGGCTTTACCTTATGATAATCACCTTCATATAGAATGGTCTCATCAATTAGATCATAATCCTTTTGCCAGACACGAACCAACATTACACCCTTTTCAACATAGAACCCATTCCATTTGAATTCGTGAAGATGTTTGGAGCAAATGCCACCTTTATTCATTTGAATACGGTGGAATTCCAAAGCACCATTGGCCTCGATGAGTTCGGTTGTGCCCCAAATTTTACCTGCCTTCATTTTTTAATCTCCGATACTGCGATGGCATAAAAGCCAATTATAATTAATGCCAAAATACTAATGGCAGTGACAACCTCACCCATTAATTTAAATCCTTGTATATGCAAATGGCTTGTTTACCATCGCCTTTTTGTAGTTGTGTGGCAAAGGTTTCCCTGGCCCAAAAACAATCACTCAATGATTTATATTCATAAAATCCTTCAATCACAGGCTCTATTTCGCCTTGATTATTTGCCATTAAACTTATTAGTACCAACAACCACATAATTTTTTCCTTATGGTACCTCCGACCGGACTCGAACCGGTACGCCTATATCGGCCACGGATTTTAAGTCCGATGTGTCTACCAATTCCACCACGGAGGCTATTTGTTTATTTCTCCATCCTAAAATAGATGACCTCATTACCTTGACCATCAGTGACAGTCAATGCAGGTTGCCCTTGAGGGTCCTGCTTTCCAACATATTGCCAGGACATACCCTTTTCGATATTATCCTCAACAGTGCCGAAAAAATCTTGATTATCGTACATAAACATGCCGCCAATCAATACAAATGCTAGTGCCATTTTTACTCCTATATTTTGGCCTGCCCTGAGGGATTCGAACCCCCGACCTAGTGCTTAGAAGGCACTTGCTCTATCCAGCTGAGCTAAGGGCAGATTAAACAGTTATTTATTCACGGCCTTTCCAACCGTAGAAAATATGGTCGCCGATATAAGCACGTTTGCCCTTTTCTGACGCCCATTCTGGTGTTACATAATCAGCGTGATACCAAAGTGATCCATCAACCTGGTCATCAACTTGTCCATACCACACACCTTGTGCAACAAACAATGCCTGTGCCCATGCATCTGCATCGGTAGGATCATCTGCTTTGCCATCACAGTACCATGAAAATTGGCAACGGTGACGAACTGGAATTTCACTAAGAGGATTTTTCCATGAAGGCCGAGTAGGGCCTTGGGTAATTACCTCACAGACTGTATCTGGAAAATACTCAGACTCTACTCGGTTCATGACTACCTGTGACACGGCGATTTGACCGGCCAAAGGTTGGTTGCGGGCCTCCCAATATGCATTGAGGGCCAAACAAACCACTGCCTCAACAATCATTAGGCAAACGCTGTGACGTTAGCAATACGGTAGGAGCGCCACCCTTCTTTATTTACATCCCAAACAACCTGTACATTTTCATTTGGTGCACGATTGCGATTAATTTCCTCATCACTTGCCACAGGCACAGGGATGATGGCATCACTCAGAGTACACTCCATGATACGTTGTTCACCATTGACCTTATTAAAGGTTACTGTACAAATGCCAGCCTTAAGCTTGGCTTTCATTTCTTCTCGATCAAACATTATTCTCCTCCTTTGATCTTCATTACATAATCCAGGTATCCAGCATAATCAACTGTAGGTTTCAGTTCCTCATCACGTAATAGGATACCACGGCTCTTCACAAGTTCTTCCAATTTGGTTGCAGCACGACGAAGTGTGTCAACCTGGTTCAGAAGCTCATCAACACCATCATAATCATTTGACACTACGATAGGTCCATCAAATGGAACCGTATGGGCATCAATTTCATTTGTAATGATTTCATCCCATGTTGCATTAAATTCAACACCATCGTCATCATGTGAACCAAAGTAAACATGGGAACTGATGCCATCATCACCAAAGTTAACATAACCATCAATTTCGATTGTTTTTTTCATAATCATCCTCTTCTCATTCTGGCAATTTCTTTGGCGTCTTTTCCACTGGTGACAGGGACCATGTTGGATTTATGCATAGTTGCCACACCTTTGATAAGTGTTCCGGTGTATCGTTGCATTTCTCTTTTGCTGGCAATACCACAGATCCTATCCGACGTCGGGATTGCTGGTTTATTCGCTCCATAGTCCGGTATCTGTAACGACGCATCCTTTACCTTACCTTTCATCTGTTCCGGGTGAACACCCATCTTGCGAAGCCAAGCATCATGCTTTGACTGTGCCTCTGCCCAACCGGGCTTACGGTTAACCTTTCGCTTTTTTGTGGAAGTGGTTGACATACCACGAACAAGGTGCATACCACTCATGATTAGTTCCAACCTTCGGTTGACTCATAAGCAGTCTGTTCGCGATACCGATCGCCATAATGCTCATCGACATATTTGGGAGCATCTGTGTAATGGTTGATATTGTCACCATCACTATATTTATCCATGAAGGAGGTTTCAGTGCGCTTGACCCGATGGTTACGCTTGACCTTTTTGTTGAACTTGTCTGCATGTTTTTTGATAACAGCGATACGTTCAGCAGTGGTCATGTCTTTGGTAATTGCATATTTTGCCATGATATATTCTCCTCACATCATTTATTATATGTACATTCTAACACGTTTCAAGACAGATGTAAACACTTTTTTTCGTTTTTTGTAAAAAAAGTTTTGTTTAAAATCAATCACTTAGCATTTTTTTTAAAAAAAGTTTGAGATATAATATGTGGCAACAATGATGAGGATCAACATCCAGACCCTCATCATTGCCACAACCCACAAACCAGCCAATGCTAGGAGAGAGATTAGGGCCAGTATTGTGGTTTCTACAAACATTATGAGCGCCTCCAGGTAAAGTCCTTATCGTTGTGCAGATCAATCCAACGACCATCATGGATCTTGTGTGTGGTCCACTCTTCGGTCTTGGCTGCGTCACGTGTGCGAACAGAGAAGGTTCGATGCTGTGACCGAAGGATGGCTTTACCATCTTTCAGATCAGTAACCAACCAACAATCACCATGTTGGGCAATACGATCCTTACCATGTTTGGTTTTAGGCTCAAGGATAATCCAATCGCCTTCGTCAAGAAAGAATACACTATCCATTATGCACACTCCATCTCGCACATACGATCAATATGCCGTTGAAGGTTTTTGTCGGACCAGTTGGCAAAGTCCAACGACCTGGCATAGGACTTGCTGGTCCTATCTGCCGTGATGTAATACGCATCCTCAATGAGTTCGATGCGCTGAAACCCTTTCAGGGTACCACACGGAGCACGCTCCGACCAGTACTCTGTGTCGTCAGGGTCAACCATTTTACCCATCCAACAACCAGGCTTTTTGGAGAACTCTTCGGCCTCCTTGCGCTGGTCATTGATATAGTTACGAAGAGCAGTTTCCATTACATAAGTCATATTACATTACTCCCATTTTAGATGCTGAATCAATGATTTGGTCAAGGAATACACGAGCACCATCATCGGTATCAAAGCATTCCTCAGTTGCAAAATCCATGTCTGATGAAAGGTAACAAGTGTTGGCAAAGCCAT